CAACCAGTGCAGATCCCAATGCCATCGGGTTCCACCTCTCGGCGCTCTATTCGCCGATCGGCTGGAAGAGCTGGGAGCAGATCGCGCGGGACTGGCTAGCAGCGCAAGGCTCAGACGAGATGCTGCGCGCCGCGCGCAACACGCTTCTGGGCGAGACCTGGGTTGAAAGCGGCGATGCGCCTGAATGGCAGCGACTGGCGGATCGGCGTGAGGTGTTTGCCGCTCAGGTGCCCGTGGGCGGGTTGTTCCTGACCGCCGGTGCTGACGTGCAGAAAGACCGCATCGAGGTCGATGTTTGGGCTTGGGGTCGTGGGTTGGAAAGTTGGCTTGTCGATCACATCGTCATTCCGGGTGGCCCTAGCGATCCCGCCTGTTGGCAGGCGCTGACGGACCTGCTTAACCGAACTTGGGTGCATGAAAACGGCGCCGTGATGCCACTGGCCAAGCTGGCCATCGATACCGGCTATGAGACCTCTGCGGTCTATGCCTGGGCAAGGGCGCAGGGCATTGCTCAGGTGGCACCGGTCAAAGGCCTGGAAGGATTCAACAGGGCGACCCCGGTGTCGGGGCCAACTTTTGTCGACGCGACCGTGAATGGGCGGAAGCTCAAGCGTGGGGCGCGGCTCTGGACGGTGGCTACGGCCACCTTCAAGGCGGAAACGTATCGCTATCTGCGGATAGAGCGGCCATCCGAGCCAGAGGCGGCGGTACCGGCTGGAATGATCCACCTGCCCGACTGGGCCGACAGCGAATGGCTAAAGCAGCTCGTGGCCGAGCAATTGGTGACGATCCGCAATAAGCGCGGCTATGCCCGCCAGGAATGGCAAAAGATGCGCGAGCGGAACGAGGCGCTCGACACAAGGGTCTATGCGCGGGCCGCAGCGTGGATCCTCGGGGCCGATCGCTTCGACGAGCGGATGTGGCGGCAGTTGGAGAAGCAGGCGGGCGTGGAAACGACTGTCATAGCCCAGGGTACTGAGCCCGAGAAACCGGCCGAACCTCAGGCGGGGCGGATCGCATCGCCCCGGCGGCGCGGCTGGAAGATCAGCACGCCCAAATACATGGAATGATGAATGAACCTCGACGAGTTGAAGCTCCGCCACGACGCGCTCTTGGCCGCGCGCTATAGCGGCACGCGGTCTGTCAGCTATGACGGCAAGACCGTCAATTACGGTACGGATGCCGAACTGGCCGCTGCCATAGGTGATGTCGAACGTCGCATTGCCAAACTTGAGCGTGGCGCTGGGCGCGTGTTGCGTCCCTTTGCCATCAAGGACCTGTGATGAACTGGCGACAGCGTCTCGGCGCATTCATCGGCGGCTTCGATGCGGGCCAGCATCATCGCCGATTGCGCGGGTTCCAAGCAACGCACGCGCATGTCAACGCGCTGATCGCTGCCTCGGGACCAGACATCACCGCCCGTGCCCGCTGGCTTGTCCGCAACAATGGCTATGCAGTGAATGCAGTCGAAAGCTGGGCGGCGAATACCGTCGGCGACGGGATCAAGCCGATCTCGAAGCTGGCCGATGCCGCCCGGAAAGAAGAGCTGCAGCGGCTCTGGCTCGCCTGGACCGATGAGGCCGACGCCGAAGGGCTGACGGATTTCTACGGGCTGCAGCGCCGCGCCGCGCGCGAGGTGTTCCTAGCGGGCGAAGTGTTCCTGCGGATCAGGCCCCGGCGGGTCGAAGATGCGCTGACGGTGCCGCTCCAACTGCAGATGTTGCCTTCGGAGATGCTGCCGCTGCATGAAACGGGCGTAGCGCGGAATGGCAATGCCATCCGTCAGGGGATCGAGTTCGATCGGATCGGGCGGCGTGTGGCCTATCACTTCCTGCGCCGCCATCCGGGCGACAGCACCGATCCAGGGCTCTCAGGCGAGATTGTCCGCGTGCCCGCCAGCGAGGTCATCCACGTAATCGACCCAGTGGAAGGCGGCCAGCTGCGCGGCGTCTCAAAACTGGCCCCGGCCATCGTGAAGCTGTTCCTCTTGGATCAATATGACGACGCTGAGCTCGATCGGAAAAAGGTCGCCGCGATGTACGCGATGTTCGTAACCTCGCCCGCCCCGGAAAACCCGCTCGCCCCCTTGGACGACGAGGAGATGCCCGCAGGCGTCGAGATCAGCCCGGGCCAGATCGTCCGGCTGGATCCCGGCGAGGATGTGACCGTGGGCCAGCCGGCAGACAGCGGCGCGACCTATGAACCGTTCCAGTATCGGACGCTCCTGCAGATCTCGGCAGCACTTGGCATCCCCTACCCCTACCTCGCCAATGACATGGTGAAGGGGAACTTCTCTAACTCGCGCCTGGCTCTGATCGAGTTCCGCCGTCGGGTTTCGGCCTGGCAGCATTCCGTGATGGTCTACCAACTCTGCCGCCCGGTCTATGCACGCTGGCTGGATCTGGCGGTACTGTCCGGCGCGCTGGCCTTGCCCGGCTATGAGGCCGATCGTCCCCGCATGCTCGCGGCCGACTGGCTCCCCACGAAATGGGACTGGGTCGATCCGTTGAAAGACGCCAATGCCGAAATCGCGCAGATCGAGGCGGGGCTCAAATCCCGAACGCAGGCCATCGCCGAGCGCGGCTACGACGCCGAGCAGGTCGATCGTGAGATTGCCGCTGAGCGCGACCGCGAGCGCGTGCTGGGTCTCGATTTTCGCCGGCCGGGATCGCCGGCGCAAGGGGTACAGGCTGTTCCGACCGAGGACGATGGGGCTGGACCAAACAATGAGACTGATGACGCGGAAAACAGCCCGCGTCCTGACGAGGACCAACCCTGATGCTCCACGCCCGCATTGCCGCACGCGCCTTCAACACACCGCTCCTAGTAGAACCCTCTAAGGCCTTGGCGTTTCTGTCAGGGCTTGGACCGCGCATACTGGGGCAGCACGTTGAGACGGTGGACAGCGACGGAGCCTTAGATGGCGCCGCATATCTCCCCGCCCGGGCCAGCATACTCGCTGGGAACCTGACCGAGCGCCTGCAGCAACATGGCAATACGCCCTACCCGGTTGTAGACGGCATCGCCGTGATCGAGATTGCCGGCGTGCTGATCCATCGCGGGGGATGGATCGGACAGTCATCCGGCCAGACCAGCTATGAGGGGATCGCGGCGCAAATTGAGGCAGCCGCGCGCGATCCGTCCGTGCGCGCTGTGGCGCTTGAGATCGACAGCTTCGGCGGAGAGGTGGCGGGCGTCTTCGACCTCGCCGATCGCATTCGTGCGATCCGAGGTACAAAGCCCGTCTGGGCCTTCGTCGCAGAACATGCCTTCTCTGCAGGCTATGCGCTGGCCTCCCAGGCCGATCGCATCCTTTTACCGCGCACCGGCGCCGTCGGCAGTATCGGTGTGGTGGTGATGCATGCCGATCTGAGCGGCCAGTTGGATCAGGATGGCGTACAGGTGACGATGATCCATTCTGGCAACCATAAAGTTGATGCCAACCCTTATGAACCACTGCCCGAGCACGTACGTGACAACATCCAGCGAGAGATAGATGTTTTGCGATCTCTCTTTGCTGAGACAGCCGCAGCCGGCCGTGCTGGGCGGTTGAACCAGGAAGCTGCGCTGGCGACTGAGGCCGCGACATATCGCGGGACGGATGCCATCGCCGCAGGCCTTGCCGATGAGGTGATCGACCTCACCCGTGGCTTTGCCCGCTTCCGCGAGAGCCTTTCCGCCCCATCACCCACCGCGAGGTTACCCCGCGCGACCCAACCCCAACCAAAGGAGGCTGCAATGAGCACCAGAGCAGATACCACAGAGGCTAAAACTGAGGCCGCTGACACCGAAGACACCGAAGACACCGAAGACACCGTCCTGGAGGGCGTGAGTGGAGAAAAGGCACAGGCAGATATGGACCAAGATAATCCCACGCCCTTGGTTGCTGCAGCACCTGCCCCCTCCACTTCAGAGGCGCTTGCCCCTGCGGCAGCACAACCCAGCAATCTGGCAGAGCTTGCCGCGCAACTTCGCGAGTCAGCAGCCGAGATTGCCGAAATCGTAGCCCAAGCCGGCCGCCTCGGGATCGCAATCGATGTGGCGAAAGCACTTCGCAACGGTACTGCCCCGGAGGCTTTGCGCCAATCGGTATTGGAGCAGGCCAGCGCCGCCGCAGATGCACGCGACATCGTAGTTGCCGCACCTTCACCTGTGCTGCCCAAATCCACGGAAAGCCCGATTGTGGCTGCTGCAAAGAAAGCTGCCTCGGCGGGCCGCTAAATCTGAGTACCCTCCCGCTCATTGCGCACCGCCCACCTGATCCCCCGTCGCTCCTCCCCGGCGGGGGATTTTTTATCCCTCTCAATCTTCTGGAGATGCCCCATGTCCGTGCTGACCCAACCGCCCACCATGGGCGAAGTCCTCAAATACGAGCTGAACCCCAACTTTACCCGCGAGACTGTGACGTTGCTGGCCGGAACCAGCTATCCCGTTGGTGCCGTGCTTGGCCGCATCACCGCGAGCGGCAAGATGAAGCTTAGTACCGCCACCGGCAGTGATGGCGCGCAGAGCGCGACCGCTGTTCTGCTTTACGACGTCGACGCGACAGCAGCCGATGCGACCGGCATCGTGGTCCAGCGCGGCCCCGCCATCGTCTCAAAAGCCGCGCTCGTGTTCGACGCAAGTGTCGATGACCCAGCCAAGACGGCGGTCAAGCACGCCCAGCTATCAGCCCTCGGCATCCTCCCGCGCGAGCCCGCCTGATCCGGCGGACCGCCCGTTCCCCTCGTCGCGCATTCGCGCGTTAGCCCTCATTTCCCGGAGTTCCCCATGACCATCACACGCAACCCGTTTGACGCGGGCGGCTATTCGCTCGCCGAGATGACGCAGGCCATCAACATCCTGCCGAACCTTTATACCCGCCTGGGCCAGATCGGCCTGTTTCGCTTTGAAGGCGTCACCCAACGTTCTGTCGTCATCGAACAGCGCGAAGGGGTCCTCAGCCTCCTGCCCTCCGTCCCGCTGGGCGCCCCAGCGACTGTTGGCACCCGCGAGCAGCGCTCGATGCGCAGCTTCGCTCTGCCGTGGATCCCGCATGATGATGTGATCCTGCCTGCCGACATTCAGGGCATGCCGGCGTTAGGCGTTTCGGATGCGGCAGACCCCTTGGTAGAGGTGATGAACCGAAAGCTGACGCTGATGCGCCGCAAGCATGCCCAGACCCGCGAATACATGGAGATGAACGCGCTGCGCGGCATCGTAAAGGACGGCGCAGGCACAACCCTCTACAACTACTTTGGCGAATTTGGATTGGAGCCGATAGAAGTCGACTTCGTTTTCGGCACGGCAGGAACCAATATACAAAGTAAAGTACGTAATATTTTGCGGGCCATCGAAGACAACCTTCTTGGCGAAACCATGACGACGGCACATGCTTTGATCAGCTCCGAATTTTTCGACAAACTGATCAGCCATCCCAAGACCGAAGAAGCCTATAAATACTTCTCTGCCAACGGAGGCCAACCTTTACGTGAAGACATGCGCCGAGCGTTTCCGTTCGCGGGGCTACTCTTTGAGGAATATAACGGCTCCGTTACCCTTTCCAATGGAACAACGGAACGTCTGATCCCCGCAGGTGAAGGCATCGCGTTCCCGCTTGGGACCTTCGATACGTTCACTACCTATGGCGGGCCAGCGAACCTTCTGGAAACCGCCAATACAGTCGGCTTGCCACTCTATGCGCGCCAGATGATGGACAGCAAGGGGCGCTGGATCGATCTCATGACTGAGGGTTCCATCCTGCCGGTGAATAAACGGCCTCGGCTCGCCATTCGTCTCTTCAGCTCGAATTGAGGCGATGCATCAATGACCGCCTTTGCCGGGGCCCTCGATCTGCTCTTTGTTGATCCAAACCTTGCCCAAGAGGCGTGGCATCGCGACAGCGAGGGGCAGTTCACACGGGTCCGCATCATCATGCGCCGGAATGATGATGTGACTACATTCGGTGCCGCGCGTTTGTTATCCGAGACAATGCGTTTTGATGTCCGCGTGTCAGAGCTACCGGCCCCCCGCCCCGATGAGCAGATCCTCATCGGTGACGAAACCTTCCTCATCCAGGGCGAGCCGATCCGTGATCGGGAGCGCTTGATCTGGACTGTAACGACATCACCGGCGTGAAACATGAAACCACTTTCCCCGGGACAACATCAATCGTCATCTGCAGCTGCTTCAAGAAGCTCTCTAACTTTTTCAAAGGCATCCGGGGCGTCGTTTGAGCCCGATGACCTCAGCTTGAGCTGGGGAGTATTGATCTTCAACGACCAGGAAAATCCATCACAAACTTCGAGATTATCGTAATGCTTTCGCCAATCTGAAACACCGATGCGTTGGAGCGATCGGATTACGACTTCCCATTTTGGGTTCTGTGGCGTGAGCACGATTGGCTCTTTGAGAAGCCCAGGCATGAAATTCAATTCAAATACAATGTAAGGGGGCTGCATCAGTGGCTCCAAAGGGTTTTTCCTTGGGAAAGCTTAAACTCCCCATGCACTCACGCAACAACGCAAGTGTTTCACCATGCAAACGCGCTCCTACAGGCTCTAATGAAACTCGACCTCTCAGTGACGGGCGACATCGTCAACGCGATGCGCGCCGAAATCATCGCTGGCGAAAAGGCCGTTACAGCTTCCATGCGTGCGGCGGGCAAAGATCTCAAATCCAACTGGCGCGCCCAGATCACGAGCGCCCG